AAGGCTGGAGACAATGCACAAATTACTTCCGCAGACACTGCTAATAAAGTGTTTGGTACTCAAATTGTTAATGAAGAAGTGCCCCCTTGGGTCTGGATCTTAATGATCATGGGCTGGTTATTACCTTCTCCTCAAGAGATCTACCGTGGTATAATTGACTTGTTTGCCCTTATTTTTGGGAAAAAGAAATGACTTACATTGATTTAATTAACACAGTCCTCCGCCGCTTGCGTGAAGATTCTATTGACACTGCTGCTTCTTGGAGCGGTTCCTTGATTAGTTCCAACATTCTTTCTGACTATCAGATTATGATTGGGGATATTGTTAATGAAGCAAAACGTGAAGTAGAAGATGCTTGGAACTGGAGTATCCTCCGTGCCAGCCCTACGATTGCTACGGTTAATGGCACACAGGCATATAACATCCCCGGTACCAATGAACGCTCCAAGATCCTTATGGCACAGGAACAATCTAATGGCTACGTCATGCAGGAAATGTCTGACCGTTACCTGCAGTTTACCAAGTATCCTACTGCCAGTGTACAGTTTGGAACTCCCGATTATTACTCGGTAACTGGTATTGATCCAGCTACAAATGAAATTATTGTAGAGTTTGATACGGTACCGAATGCTGCCTACAATATTACCTTCCGTGTAGTAAATCCACAGAATGATTTATCACTGGCTACCGATGTTATCAGGGTTCCACACCAACCAGTTATGCTCGGTGCATTGGCTAGGGCCATCGCAGAACGAGGTGAGGATGGTGGTTCCATGAGTGATATGGTAGCCATGCAGTACCAGAATGCATTGGCAGATGCCATTCAGCTTGATGCTGGACGTACTGTTGGTGAGGTAGATTTCTATGCCAGCTAAGGTAATAAGTCCTTTAGTACTAAACGATTTAGGTTCCTTTGGGTTAAACTCTCAGGCTAGTCCCAGTGCTCTTGATCCTCAGTGGCTTTCAAAAGCAGAGAATGTCATCCTTGATGAACAGGGACGTATTTCTACTCGTAAAGGTTTTCAGCAAGTAACTACAACTCTTTCTGCAGGGGAAGAAGTACAGTCTATTTTTGAATATTATGCTGCAAATGGTTCTACTGAGATTATTGTAGGTACTGATTCTGATATTTATATTGTAGATCAGACTACTAGCCCTTATCACTTAGGTGCACAGACCCGTACAGGTACTCCTCAAACCATCACAGCAGGACACTGGCAATGGGTAAACTTCAATGAAAAACTGTATGGTGTCCAAAACGGACATACTCCTGTGTACTATTCTGGCAGTGCTTGGACTGACCTTGTTGATTTGGGTAGTTACAATGCTCCATCCGGTATTACTACGTTTGATCCCAACTGTGTCCTAGGTGAATATGGTCGTCTTTGGGTAGGCGGTATTACTGAAAATAATAATGTAATTTACTATTCAGATACTCTTCAAGGAAACAAGTGGAATACCGGTGCTGCTGGTCAGCTTGATCTAAAGACTGTTTGGGGTGGTGACAGCATCCAAGGACTAGCTGCATTTCAAGGAAAGCTGGTAATCTTCGGTGAATACAATATTGCTATCTATCAAAATCCTTGGGACCCTTCTGATGCTGCTTTTCAATTAGAAGAGTTAATTGAAGGTGTAGGTCTTAAGGCCCGTGACTCTGTTGCCCACATGGGTAACGATCTAGTATTCCTTAGTAATACTGGTCTTACTTCACTAAGTCGTACTGTACTACAAAATGGTTCATTACCAATTACTAATTACTCTAAGAATATTCGTGATGAATTAGCATTGAATATTATTACTGCAGACATGGTACAATGTAAAGCTGCTTATTGTCTCTGCGGCGGTTTCTATTTACTGTCATTCCCAGATAAAAACGAAGCCTATTATTTTGACTTTACAATTAAAAACCCAGATGGTACCCCTAGAATAAGTAAGTTTTTATTTAGTTCAGGTGAAGCGCCTCATGCTTTGCTATCCACTGTTGATGGTAGTTTGTGGGCTGGTCGTAATAATAATGGTAATGTATCCTTGTTTAGAAACTATTACGATACATTTAAAACAGATGTAACTTCTACTTCAATTACTTACAACGATAGTCTAGAAATTACATTAGACCTAAGTACTTCGACTGCTGGTTCCCCGGCAGCCTATGATGCTACTGAGGCTGAGGCTTACTGTGAAACTCAACTAGGCGGTAGTTACGATACCGGTACTAAGCTGTGTACTCTGACTGTAGATATGAATGATACAGCCCCTACCCCGGATACTGGAATTGTAGATCCTACATTTACATGGTCTGGAGCAGGTACTGATTACTGCACTTTGGGCGGTTTTACCTATTCTGGAGGTTCCTGTACGGTACCTCTAAATACCGAAGAAACCTGTCAGGTTGCCGGTGGATATGAGTGGGAAACCACGGACTCTAAATGTTGGGAAACTACCAATCAAAGCTATGTTAGTAGTTTTAAGTCGGTTTGGTTTGATTTCCAACAGCCTGCCTTAGCTAAAATCCTGAAGAGATTCTTTATGGTGGTTGACGGTGGCCGTAATATGGATGTCGTCTTTACTACATATAGGGACTATAGTACAATAGGTGATAGGAAATCTTTTACTCTGTCACAGGCCGGTGCTCCTGCTCTATTCGGTGCCCCAACCTCCCTTTTTGGTTCCTCGATTTTTGCTGTAGGGGAAAAACCAATTGAGTACAAATTGCCAATGGCTAAATCTGCTAAAGAAATTCAGATTGAAATGACAGGCACAGTGAATGGATATAAGGCCAGCCTTCAGAATATGACAATTCTAGCTAAGGCTGGAAAGATTCGTTAAGGAGTTATAATGGCTAATTACACTATTGCAATTAACTGGGCTGGTAAGGATGCACTTTCCAATTCAGATCCGAATAAGATTATCTCAGGTGTTGATTTTAACACTGAGTTTGTAGCCATTCGTACCGCTGTAAACACTAAGGCAGACCTTAATGGCAATGCCGCTGAAAACTTTGCAGGTAACAATGTTACTGTAGCTGGTGATTTTACTATTGGTTAACCATGAACGCTGAAGATATAAAACAGTATCTTAAGAAGTCAGGTGATGTACATATTAGTACAGACAACTTGATTAAGAACATCAAAGGTTTTATGTCTTGGAGAATTACTAAACCAGACACTCTTGTACTAATTAATGTATATGGCGATGGTAAGTATTGGGATGCTGTTTCAATTGAATTGGCAAAACAATTAGGATTAAAAAAGATTGCTTTTGGTACTAAGAGAAATCCAAAGGCATTTGAAAGAAAATACGGATATACTCATGTTGGTTATATCCTTGAAAAAGAGGTATAAGCTATGGGCTTTGTAGGTGATTTTATTGGTGGAGTAGCAGATACTGTCGGAGATGTTATCGGTGGTGCTGCGGATGTAGTTGGTGATGTTGTAGGCGGAGTCGGAGACTTCGTAGGTGACGTTGCTACTAAGGCAAAAGAAATTGTACTTGAGACTCCATTCGTAGCAGATGCTATTTCAATTGCATTCCCACCTGCTGCCCCATATTTACAGACAGCAAAAGCAGTTAATGCTGCAGCAAATGGTGACTGGCTAACTGCCGGTCTTTCTGCTGTTGGTGCATATAAAGGCTTTAATCCTGCAGGCCAAACCTCTACCGCAGGTCTCTATGAAGTCTGGGATGATAACCTTGGTGAATGGGTAAGTGCTGCAGATATTCCAAGTAACTATACCTTCGGTACTGCTGGCAATGTAACAACGGCTAGAAATGTACTTACTGGTAATACCTTAAGTACTACCTTTGGTAATCTTGCAAGTCCTACGGCTATGGCATCTATTGACTCTACCTTTAGTCAAGGCCTTAGCGGTGCCTTGCAGAATGCAGGTGTAGCAGGTGCTCCACAGGCTAATGCCGGTATTTCTAGCTGGTTGTCTGAGAATGTAGGTGGTAGTGCAGGTATGTGGTCTGGCCTTGGTCGTCTTGGTGCTCAGGCTGCCGCTGGTTACTTGTCACAGAAACAAGCAGAAGATATTTATAACGCACAGATGGCTGCTTCACAAACTGCAGCACAGTCTGGTGAGCCATTCTCTATTATGGCCCCGGGTGGTACTGTAGCTTATAATCCACAAACTCGTCTTGCTACTCTGGGATTGTCCCCGGATATGCAACAGGCATATA